ATCGTTGCCCTCAAGTTCGCATCCTGATCACGGAGATAAATAGCAATGCAACACGTTGAGAATACGAAGTCAGTCACCAAGATTGAGGCGGCTGACATCACCACGGCGACGACCCACCAGCACAGCATTGACACGCTGGGATTCGGTCACGCCAGCGTCGATGTTGTCTTTGAGCCGGTCGCTGCCGCTGGCACGAACAGTGCTGTGGCAATCGCCCTGAAGTTGCAGGAAGGCGATACCACCTCGTCCTACAGCGACATCACTGCGTTCGTCGGCGATGGTTCTGGCGGGTTCACGATCCCGACTCCCAGCAACACGACTGACACCAACGTCGTGCGGTTTGACGTTGACCTGCGAGGACGCGATCGCTACCTGAATGTGTACGCAACCCCGCAGGCCGCATCGGTCATCGCCAGCAACGTCCGCTTGAGCAAGGGCGAGGACGGCGTTGACAGTGCCGCCGACAAGGGCGTCAAGGCTGCGGTCAGCGGTTGACCAACAATCGCGATTGGTAAACATTACGGGCAGGCGTCAACTTTGGCGTCTGCCCGTTTTTATTGGAGTCGAGATGCTTATCAAGATTGGTGATACGACGGCAGATGTTCGCGTTGAGGCAGTGATGAGCGTTCCTCGTCTCGGCTTCATGGACAACTTCTACGCATGGGCCGAAGCACTCATGCCGCTGGGCATTCGCCCGACGAAGGTGACAGGGGCGTTCTGGGGTCAATGCCTCCAACGTGTGATGGAGCAGTTCGTCGATGAGTGCGAGTACATCCTCACGATCGACTACGACACGTTTTTCACCAAGCAAGATATAGAGCATCTGCTGACGCTTGCGATGACGTTTCAATGCGACGCCGTGACAGGGTTGCAGACGAAGCGAGAAGATGGTCGCCCGATGCTGACGATGAAGGGGATGCTCGACGGCGACGAGCATGTATCAACAGTGCCTCGCGAATGGTTCGCCGCACCAGTTCAGGAAGTAGACACCGCACACTTCGGCTGCACGTTCATCTCGACTGCGGCACTCAAGCGAACTCCTAAGCCGTGGTTTGTAGGAACGCCCAACGATAGCGGAGAATGGGGAGACGGCAGAACAGATGACGACATCCACTTCTGGCGGCAGTTCCGCAAGGCAGGGAACCGTCTCTATGTTTCGCCTCGCGTCGTGCTGGGGCATGGCGAGTACATGGTGACATGGCCGGGAGAAACTCTGAACACTCCGGTGTACCAGCACAGCACCGACTTCCTCGTCAATCATCGCAGACCTGACAACGCCTGGAGGGTGCCTGAGTGAGATTCCTCGACAACCAACGCACCGAGTATCGCTCACTGAACCGTGCAACCGATCCAGCGGTTGAGCCGGTCAGCGTCAGCGAGGCGAAGGCCCACCTGCGTGTTGATACCGCCGACGACGACACCTACATCGGCACGCTGATTACCGCCGCGAGGCAGTGGGCAGAGACATATCTTGATCGCTCGCTGGTCTATACGCAGTGGGAGATGAAGTTAGACATGTTCCCTTGGGAGATTGAGATGCCTCGGCCTCCGATGGCACAGGGAGGCACGACGACGGCGGTCAGCATCACCTACACGCTCAACGAAAGCCTCGGCACGGCGACGCTATCGACGAGCGAGTACCGAGTTGATCGTGCATCAACGCCGGGAGTTGCCCGCACAAACTACGGCGGCTCGTGGCCGAGCCATCTGGCAGATCAGAACTCCGTGACTGTGACATGGTGGGGCGGCTACGGTGCAAGCGGCAGTGATGTGCCTGCTGCTATCCGACACGCGATCCTCATGCACGTTGGGCATCTCTACGAGCGACGCCTCGCCGCTGACAATGTGGCATCAAACGAAGTGCCATTTGGCGTCAAGGCCCTGCTCGACTCGCAGAAGTGGGGCCAGTACCGATGATCCGTCCCGGTGAGTTGCGAGAGCGAGTGACGATCCAGACTCCTGTTCGGGCTACCAACAGTCTCGGCGAAACGACGATCACTTGGCAGGATGGATCAACGATCTGGGCGAGCGTAAACGGCGTGTCATCAAAGGAAGCACTGGAGTTCGGGCAGCAATCAGTCAGCGTGTCGCATCGGCTTCGGTTTCGCTATGTCGATGGGTTGACGCATCAAGATCGTTTCGTCTGGAGAAGCCGCATCCTCGACATTGTGAGTCTTCTTGAGTACGCAAATCGCAGCGAACACGTTGCTCTTTGTGAGGAGCAAGTCTGATGGCAAAGTTTGCGGAAGGCACGACGGTTGAGTTGCCAAACTATCGCATCCTGATGAGCGAACTTGAGAAACTTACGACCGACAAAAAGTTGATTGCCAGAAAGATGGGCACGGCGATGAGGTACGCCACCAAGCCATCATATCAGGCCTTCGTAGGAAACCTCAGCAAAGTCGGAGAGAAGACGGGCAATCTCAAGCGAGCCGCACAGATCAAAGTCAAGTCTTACTCTCAATCGGGGAATGCAGTTGCACTCGTTGGTTATGTTCGCCCCGGAAGCGACGCCAGCAAGAAAAAAGGCAAAGGTAGGGACAGGGCGTACCATCAAGGATTCCTTGAGTTCGGCACGAAGGAGCGACACATCAAGGGACCGATTGCGTCCTCTTACCGATCAGGCATCTTTTCAATCGCGAAGGTTGGCGGCTCACTGAAGACGACTAACTACCCTCGCTCATTCTTTAAACGTGGGCCAGCAACTCAAGCGTTGTCCGTAGGCAGGATGCCAGTTGGCGGCAGGTTTGGGAGACCTCCGCTCAAGGATGCTTTTGACAAGACGAAAGGGCAGATCAATCAACGGCTTGCTGACAGGACTCAGAAAACAGTGGACAGCCTGCTCAAATCCCTGAAGAAAGCCGAGAGCAAATGATCCTGAAGTCACCGGAAACAGTGATCTGGAATGCGGTGATCAGCGACGCAAGCGTGACATCGCTCGTCGGGCATCGCGTGTATCCGCAACTTGCACCATCCGTTGATGAGTTGCCATTCATCACTTGGCGTCGCACGAGCATTTCGCGAGAACAAACACTCGGTCTGCCGATGGGTGTGCCTCGCGTTTCCGTTGACTATCTGATTTTTGCCGAGACGTACATTGAGGTAAGGCAGGTCGCGGACGCGGTGCGAGTGGTTCTGGATGGGTTTGGAGGCAGTTACGAAAATACAACAGTGAAGCATGTGAGCCTGGAATCTGAGAGCGACGACATCGTGTCGCTGGATGGCTCTGAGGTTCCAAACGCCTACGCGATAACGCAGACCTACGACATCTTGTGGCAGGAGACTTGAAGACATGGCGACAACGCCTCACGATAGCCCTGGAACGTCATTTGTTTTCAGTGGCACGACGTTTACTGTGACGAATGTCACGATCAACTTCAGTGATGTCAGCGGCGAGACTGATCGCATCGACATCAGCCATCTCGGGCAGACGGCTGGTGAGACGATGTTGACTCAGAAGCGTCCGCTCATCGGCTCTGCTACTGGCGAGACGGGCAAGGAAGTGTCGTTTGATTACATCGGCACGACGCAACTCGCTGGCGGCAGCACAGGCTCTTACACGCTTGGCGGTGGTGTCTCGCTTTCAGGCAACGCCACAATCGTGTCAAGCAGCATCACGCTCGCCATTAATGATGTCATTCGGGGCAATGCTACCGTTCGGGTGTCCTGAGCCGTGGCAACCTACTCGACCGGCATCAGCGTGACATGGGACGGCGACCCGTTTGGCGAGGTGCAAGAACTCTCGTGGAACTACGGCGGCAGTCGCACTGGCAGATCAGAAGCGTGGACTGCCGAGCAAGGATCGGTCGCGGTTACTTGCCTAACGGCAGACGCAAGAACGACTGACATCTCTCAGTTTGGAACCCGCAAGCAACTTGTGATCAGTGGTGGCGGGGCGTCACTTTCAACGTATGCTATCTGGGAGTCAGTCGCGGTTGCTCCTGAGCGGAACGGAGTGACGCGATACACCGTATCCTTCCGCATCGTGGATAACTGAGCATGGCACTGAGCAAACAGCAGATTCTCGCAGCCGACGATATGGGCCTGAAAGAAGTTGAGGTGCCAGAGTGGGGCGGCAGCGTCTTCCTTCGCGTGATGACAGTCGGTGAGCGGGACTCATATGAAAACGATTGGATGGTGAACAAGAGCAAGGGCGTCGAGAACTTCCGCAGCAAGTTTCTTCAGAGAGTTCTCTGCGACGAGAAGGGCGAGTTGCTCTTCACTGCCTCAGAGATTGATCTGCTGGCTAAAAAGTCGGCTCGCGTCATCACTCGCATCTGGGAAGCGGCGATGAAGCACAACGCCCTGACCGATAACGACGTTGAGGAACTCGCAAAAAACTGAACCTGCGGCCAACGAGACTGTTTTTGTTTCGGCTGGCCGCACAACTCGGAATGACGGTGGCTGAGTTATGCGACAGGATGAGCAGCACGGAGTTGAGCGAATGGATGGCCGTCCATCGTTTCTTCATGCCGCTGCAAGACTCTTGGCATCAGACCGGGATCATGGCATCCGCGATGCTCGCACCGTATTCCGGCAAGTCGAAACCGCCGAAGCCTATCGACTTCGTACCGATCGAGAAGCCGCCACAGCACGAACTCCAG